TTTGACTGCTGTCAGTGTGTTGTCAGGTATTGTGTCAGTATCAATGTTGTACATCAAGATTGTATCATCCAACGTAGTCGTTGCGATTGTACCCACAATTTCGTTGCCATTTGGTTGCGTCAATCTTATCTGTGATGTACCATTTACTACAACACCATACTGATCAAGTAACAATTTCCAGTTCACTGGTGGACCAAATGTTTCAAATGGATCAGCTAAACCTGGATCTTTGGCTCCGGTGTAGAATCCGTCTCCACCAGATTTAACATTGACACCTGTTGTGCCTAACAACCTTAGTTGACTTCCTGTTACTAATAATCCAAAATTGTTTGGCGTTATAAAGCTTCTTGAAAGCAAAGAACCATCTATTAAACCTTTTGCAATTCCACCATCGTCTTCGTACACACTCATTATAATCTTTTGTACTACGCCTAATTTTTTAACTTTGACTGGTGGTGATAACCATATAGGCATTGAAAACTGAAGCGTTGCAACGTCTATCTCAGAGTCAGCACCTACAGGAATCGTCCTTGAACTGAATGTAATGCCTGTAAGTTCCACATAACTCAAACTTGTCCAATCAATATAATTGTCCGATTTTTGTATTT